GGTAACGCAGCAGCACACGTGCACACCGTTATTGGTAACACTGGCAACCAATCCGATAACCACGTTCACGCATACTTTAAACCCAACAGTGGTGGAAACACTACAACGGGTGTTCAACAGGGTAATGCCAACCACTCTCACGGTATTCTTTTTAACTCAGGCAACCAATCTGCAGCGGTTAACTCTTCATTTACAGCAGGTAATGCTGATAGCCATACACATTCGGGTGGTGTTCTTACCGCTGGTAACACCAACACCTCTATTACTGCCCCTGGTGCACCAAACACTACCATTGGCGTAAACAGTGCTTTTACTGCAGGTAACGCCACCACAATTAACGCTTCTACCCTCAGCCATACGCACAACTTTGCAGTTACAGAACTAGTCTTTATTATAAGGGTAAGTTAATTATGTCTATCGGAAACGCATTTGGAAGTCACGAGGGCTACCTTAAAGTAATAGGCAATACTGATAATAAGGGTTTGTTTATAACCGCAATATTTAATGAGCCTCAATCTTTTATGAAACCATCCGATGTTACAAAACGCTGTGATTACACATCACGTAAAGCAGCACGAGGTTTTCACAGGTTTAATGATGGCGTCTGCAACTGTGGATTAACCGAAGAACCAAACAACTTAACCGCTGAACATTTTGCATTAGAAGATGTTTCGGCATTATTTATTGTTGTGGATGCTTATCCAATAGGAGCAATTCTCTATATTGAATTAGCCGATGATAATAATGAATCTTTTTATTTAACTCAACGAGGCAACACCTTAACGCGCACCTTGCAAGAGCAATTTAGATTTCTACTTGAGTGGAAGTACGCTCACGAGCATCTGGGGAACAACGAAGAGATTGCTGTTACGGCAACTCAAATGTGTGATATACTAGATATACCCCTTACTATTCAGGAGTGGATTCTTTCAGAAGTACCCAATGAAAAAGTAAACAGGTTCTTAGAAGGCAAAACTAATGCCCTTGAACGAACAGAAGAGCCAATTCCTGATTTGACTGAAGAGTTTAAAGAATGGTTATTGGATAAATTTAGTAAAGCCAGAAACTTTGGCGAACATTAGAAGGAACAAATATGAACATTAATATTGATTACCCCGCTGGTAAAGCAGGGCTTATTCAGGTTGTTGACGGTTTGTTAAGTGCAGACTTTTGTCATAAGTTTTTATCAAGGATGCATGAAATCTGGAGTTATTCTTTTCCTGGTGTAACCCTTGGTGGAGTTAGTCCAAAAACAAAGTTAAGTACTGATTTACATTATAGTTCAGCCAACTTTAATGAACATCAACGCGAGTGGACAATAACCGATGTTGCATTAGATAAAGAAATTTGGGACGCTCTTAGTTCTGCCATTGCCATATACAAACAAAAGTATAATCACCTAGACCATTGGGTCAATGTCGTTGATTCTGGTTATCAAGTTCAGAAGTACGACAAATCACGGGGTTACTACAGACATCACGTTGATTGTTTTCCGATGCATCAATCCACTGTTAGCGACAGGGTTTTAGCAGTAGTTATTTATTTAGCAGATGTTGAAATTGGTGGAGAAACAAACTTCCCCATACACGAAATAGCAGTCACACCCAAGGCGGGGCGTATTGTTCTTTTCCCTGCTACTTGGACTCATCTTCATGAATCTTGTGTTCCTATTTCTGGCGATAAATGGATTATTAGTTCTTTTATCAACAATGGTAGCGAACCACCAGAACCTCTTCATGACCATCTGCACGACGAACACGGGAACCACATAGAGGATTACCCACCATTAATACTTGGACAAACAGAGGTAACCGATGGCGAGTCTTGAAGACCTCATTGACGAGTTTAAGTTCCGTAAGTGCCGAGGACCTGAGAATGCTACAACCGACGAACTGGTAGAAGCATTCACTTTCTTCTGCGAGAACTACGTCTTTATCAAGCACCCATCAAGAGGTAAGATTCAGTTAAATCTACGTGAAGCACAGAAGGAAGCCGTTCGTGCGTGGATAGATAAGAGATACACCATTGTTCTCAAGTCACGACAGATTGGTTTCTCTACCCTTGCAGCAGCCTACGCTTTCTGGACTGCCTACTTTTGGTCAGACCGTTTTGTAGTCATGTTGTCAAAGACTGAGCGCGAAGCATCAAAGTTATTATCTAAAACTAAGTATATGTACAAGTTTCTACCTGATTGGTTGAAGAAGCGCGGACCTGAACTTATTCAGAACAACGTGCTCAAGATGGTGTTTGATAACGACAGCCTGATTGAGTCACTACCTTCAGCCAACGACCCTGCTCGTGGTGAATCAGTATTCCTAGTTATCATTGACGAGATGGCGTTCTTGCCTAACCCTGAAGAAGCATGGGCAGCCATTGAACCTATTGCTGACGTTGGTGGTCGTGTTATCTGTCTGTCTACCGCTAAGGGTGAAGGCAACATCTTCTACAACCTATGGATGGGGAGCCAGACTGGCACTAACCGATTCACAGGCATCTTCTTCCCTTGGTCAGCCAACGAAGATAGAGGCGAAGACTGGTACGAAGCGCAGGCTAAAGAACTCCCCGACTGGCAGTTGCATCAAGAGTACCCATCTAACCCAGATGAGGCTTTCATTCGCTCTGGACGTCCTGTATTTGACATTGAGGCACTTCACCGCCAAGTAATAGAAAAACCCCAACGAGGCTATTTAAAAGAATTGCAATCGGGACTGAACTCTTATATCTATGAGCAAAATGGCGGAAGCCTTAAAATATGGAAACTGCCAGTACATGAAGGCGTGTACACAATCGGTGCTGACGTAGCAGAAGGTCTGGCTCGTGGAGACTTCTCTAGTGCTCACGTCATCAATGCTAAATCTGGACAGATTGTTGCCCATTGGCACGGACACATTGACCCAGACAAATTTGGTGAAATCCTGTACGGTCTAGGCTACTTCTATAACGGAGCACTCGTTGGCGTTGAGTCCAACAACCACGGTCTTACTACCCTGACCAGCCTACATAAAGCAAACTATCCCAACATCTACCGTCAACGACGACTTAATCAACGCAATGCCGAAGCCTCAGAAACCCTAGGTTGGAGAACCACCACCTTGTCAAAGCCCCTTGCGATTGACGAACTCAACGCAAACATCAGAGATGGCGTGCTAGAGATTAACGATGAAAACACCATAGCCGAACTCAAAACCTTTGTTCGTGACGACAACGGCTCTACTCACGGGTCACCTCACGACGACTGCGTAATGTCTTTAGCCATTGCTAACCAGATGCTTAAGTTCGTTTGGCACGCAGAATACCGCCCAAAGATTGAAGCGCCCATCTTTTCCTTTGACTGGTTTGCCTCCAAGGTGGAGAAGCCAAAGGCGCAGAAGTTTGTTATCGGGTCATTTAACGTCTCATAAGCCTAGCCAATGTAAGAAAAGTGCTATTAGATAGGAGAATCATGAAAAATTGCATCTGTGGAAACTCTATTACCTCTGAAAACGACCTCAAGAGGGGTCTTTGCTTCGCATGCCACCTTAAAGGAGTCCGATTGGGCTTCTCTCACGGACGTGAAGTGTTCTCTGGACCGACTATTCGTGAACAACAACGCTACTACGAAGATTCGCCAGCGTTCAAAGCAGGAAAGATTGAAAAGATTCCAGCACGGGCTGAACTAATTTAACATGGAGCCAGTCTGGGTTACCCTAGTTGTCGCGTTTATTGTAGGACCTTTAGGTGTAATTATTAATAACTTACGTAAAGAGAACAGTTCTCAGCACGCCGAGTCCAGAGAATTACTGGAGCAAGTAATTAAAACAGTTGACAAGGTAGATAACCGACTAGAGGGTCATATTGATTGGCACCTCAACAAGGAGAAATGACATGCCCGATAAAAAATCAGTTAATCCATCTTTAAGCAAGGCATACCAAATGGCTAGCCGTAGACAAGATGACGAAGGTGTTCCCTACGCTGATGCCTCAGGCAAACAAGACACTGGTACTTATCTAGTGCCCGTTGATTCTGGTGGAGGTTCGTGGGTGACCGATTGGTTTGAGAAATTTACTAATAGACCAGACTATCAAGATGGCTCATGGCTACCAGAAGGCGATGAAATAGTAATTATTCCTCGGGAAGTTATTGAAAACATTGTTATTCCAGACACTCACACAACTAGACCAGGACCCGACTTTACTCCCGAAGGAGAAGGAAGAATCCCTGGTGTAATTGTTGAACCAGACAAAAGACCCCGCAAGCCTCGTAAGACTGATAGTTATTACGATTCTATGCGCCCTGTAAGAATTAAACCCACAGTACCCAAAACCCTTTAAGGAGAAACAAAATGCCCGATAAATCATCAATGGAAAAGGCTTACGAAGATGCACTAGCAGGCAAAGATGCTGCTATGGATGC